CGCTGGCCCCTTACGTCGTCCCCAGCAGCGGGCTGACCTGTTCCCCATAGCACCAGGACCCATTGTCCAGGTCCAGACAGGCGTAATTGTTCCGCACGGCTGACCAGAGGATTTCCGACACCTCCGTCCCATACTTGGTCCTCGGATACTCCGTCTCCTCAATGCGAACCACCTTGGCCCGCATCGCCCCCGCCGTCCCAAAGTTCCCCCGCCACAGCACCGTGTCCCCGACCCGCAGGACGCTCGGCACGGGCGCGACCGCTGCCCGCACGTAATGCGCGGCCAGCACGAGGCTCCGGTAGGCTCCAGGCGCCCGCGCGACGGTGCAGGGCCACGGCTCGCCGCAGGCCCCGCAAGTGTCGATTGGGCTGTTTTTCGTCTGTGTCTCGCTCATTTTGGCTCCAAAAGGGGCACTTTCGCCCCGGTTCTCGAAAACGTGAATCGTGAAAATCGTTAGGGAAAGGCTCAGGTCGGCACGGGCGGGATAACCTCCGGACCCGTGCCGACTTTCGCCCCATGTCGTCAGGGTGTCGTTAGAGAATCCCTCCAATCGTGAAGCAGAGCAGCATCAGCATGATGAGGACGAGGATCTGCACGGTGCTGTCGATGAGGAGATCGGAACGCTGGCGACGGTTCATTGTGCCCCCCTGGATGCGAGGTAGATGGCGGCCTCGGCGTCTCGTCGGTCGCCCGCGCGAAGGCGCTGGGCGTCGAGGACGGTGTAGACGCTGTAGAGGACGGCCAGGGCGAGCAGCGCGGCGAGGGTGCGGCGGCTCATTTGGCCCCCTTCGCCGCTTCGACGGCCATCGCTACGCCGGTGTCGTACGCCGCGCGCCAGTCGGTCTCATAGCAGGCGCTGGCTTCGTGTCCGTGGCCCTGGAAGGCGACCCGGATGTCGCCTCCAGGCGTGCGGCGTGCCGACAAGCCGAGCGAGGCCAGGGCAGCGCGCATGGCGGTAACGGTGAGCGCGGCCATGTTACCGGCCCTCCAGCTTGGCGAGGATGCGGTTATCGGCGGCGAGGAGATCGGCCAGGGCGATGCGGGCTTCGATCTCATGGACAGCGGTATGCCAGACGGTGAGCGCGGCGATCCGTTCGGTGACGGCGACGTGCAATTCCGTGGCTTCGAGGACAGTAAGTGTCAGGGTCATTCGGTCGGCTCCTAAGGTCTCGCGGCGATATGGCGCGAGGAGTTCTAACTATACGCTCAAACAATCGCACGCGCAACGCGCCGAGACGAATCGAAAAAATCGTTAGGAAAAGGCTCAAGTCGTCACGGGCTGGATAAACTTGCGCTATGGCGCGCATTGCGCGTATGATTGAGGGACGGCAATTACGCCGACTGAGGAGCCAAAATGTTCACGCTACTGATTGTCATGCTGTCCTACACGCCGGAAACCGGCCCGTTCATGCTCGGCTCGTACTGGCCGCTCGCCGTCGTCGAGATGGCCGTGGAAATGCTCGCGGTGTCCTACCTGGGAAGGCGGGCGCGATGACCTGCAACCGCTGCGAGTTCGTCAACCTGTCGGAGATGGCCGAGTTCTGCGCGGGCCTCACGACGCGCGGGATTGCCTTCCGGGCCTTCAGCAAGGGCGACTGCTACGTCGTCGAGATTACGGGGTACTAGCCATGAGAAAGACACACTACGAAGCTGACCGCGCGACATTCACCGCTGCCGCCTACGGGGTTCGCGGCTACCAGGGCATCGCCTTCCGCGTCCTGGGCTGGACGACGGCGCCGGACGAGGATACCGAATGGACCGGCATCGAGGAGCGCACGGGCGAAGTCTCAGCCTACATGGTGGGCGATGACCGGATTCACGTTCTGGACGTCACCGACATCTGGCCGCTCAAACGCCGCGACTACTGCGGCGAGTGCGGGCAGGTCGGCTGCTTCCACGACGGCCTGGACCGCGACGAGGAGGACGGCGAATGAGACTCACCCAGGCGCAAAAGGATCTCCGGATGCACGCGCGGAATTATGGGAAGTGGACCAGGATCGCAATCGACGCGGCACGATCCTGGAGTCGAGAGGCAGACAAGGCAGGCGACGACCTCGACGGCCTGCGAGCGACGTGCTACCGGGCTAGCGCCGAACAGCACGCCGAGAACGCCGTGAGCTACGCGAGACGCGCGGCACACTTCGCCTTAGAGGCGCTCCGATGAGACCGACCGGCGAGGACGTGAAGGCGCATCGCGCGGCGTTCGGGCTGTCCCAGGCGGAATCCGCGAGGCTCGTCCATACCTCGACCCGCGCGTGGCAGCAATGGGAAGCCGGGGACCGGAGGATGCACGGCGCGATGTGGGAGCTATTCCTCATCAAAGGACGGAGGCGCAAGCGACCGGCCCACGCGGGCTAGGCGACGAGGACATGAGAACCATCGGACGGCTCCAGGCACGGGGTCGTCCGATGTCCTACGGCCAGGGACGCGGCGAGGTGGGACGCGACCGGCGCGGCGAGCGAGCACGGTCATTCATGATCGCGGGCGCGTGCGCGAGACGGACGGCCTCGGCCTGGACGCGGACGACGGACGGACGACGGGCGGGCGCGCGGCGAGGACGCGGCGAGCGGCGAGCGGCGCGCGAGACCAGGGCGAGACGACGGCGAGCGGCGAGGACGCGCGAAACGGCATCGAAGACGGCAGGCGCACAGCGGCGAGGGGGGCCGGGCAGGGGGGGGTGATCCGGATCGGGCGCCCGACCGGGCGGCTCGAAAGTTAGGACTACTTTTTGCCCCCCGTTCACCCGAAAATCTTCCTCTGTCAATATCTTGACACCCCCCCTGGGGGTATCATCGGGCCAGAATTTTCCGACACAAATTTTGGAACATCGGAAATCGTGTCGGGACACGGGGCGCGGGATGTGGTAGGGGGGATGGATGGCGTTTGAGAAGGGGGTGCGGTCGGGGCCGGGGAAGGCGCCGGGGTGGCGGCCGGGGGTGAAGGAGGTGCCGGGGGAGTCGCGGGTGATTCCGTATCGGCCGAGGAATTGGGCGAAGGCGTTTCATGCCAGTTACAAGCGGTTTGCGGTGCTCGTGTTGCATCGGCGGTGTGGGAAATCGACGGCGGTGATTAACCATCATCAGCGGGCGGCGCTGGTGGACGCGTGGGAGCGGGGGCGGTTGCTGTTTCTGAAGCCGGGGTTGGCGCGGAAGGAGCAGGATCTGGAGGAACTGATTCATCCGCCGGGGGGCAGGCATTACGGGCATGTGATGCCGACCTACAAGGTGGCGAAGCTGGCGGTGTGGGACAAGGTGAAGCACTATGCGCGGGGGGTGCGGGGCGTGGTCTTGAACGAGCAGGAACTCCTCGTGCGGTATCCGAATGGGAACAAGTTTCAGTTGTTCGGGGCGGATCATCCGGATTCGTTGCGCGGTCCGGCGTTCAGCGGGCTGAGTTTTGATGAGTATAGCCAGCAGGATCCGGAGATTTTCGGGTCGGTGTTGAGCAAGGCGCTCGGGGACCATCTCGGGTATGCGATCTTTTTGGGCACCATCAAGGGCAAGGATCATTTGTATCGGACGTGGGAGGCGGCGACGAAGGCGCCCGAGACGTGGTTCAGTCTGTGGCAGGACGTGGATACGAGTCTGGCGACCGAAGAAGGCATTACGATCCAACTGCTCAGTCAGGCGATGGCCGATGACCGGGACTTGATTGTGCAGGGGTTGATGAGTCAGGACGACTACGACCAGGAGTGGTACCTGTCGGCGGATGCGGCGATCAAGGGGGCGTTCTTCGCCAAGGAGATGCAGGTCGCGAAGACGGAGGGCCGGATTCGGGCGGTGCCGTATGACCCGGCGCTGCCGGTCGATACGGACTGGGACCTCGGGGTGGATGACAGCACGACCATCTGGTTCAGCCAGAGTCTCCGGAGCGGGGAGATTCGGCTCATTGATTACTACGAGAATAGTGGCGAGGGTCTCCCGCACTACGTGAAGGTGCTCCAGGAGAAGCCGTATGTGTACGGGACGCATAATGGCCCGCATGACATCAAGGTGCGCGAGTTGGGGACCGGGAAGAGCCGCATTGAGTCGGCGCGGGCGCTCGGGGTCAACTTCGAGGTGACGGCCAAGCTCGATCTCGGGGACGGGATCAATGCGACCCGGGCGTTCCTGGCCCGCTGCTGGTTCGACGCCGTGACGTGCGCGCGCGGGATCGAATGTCTGCGAAACTACCGGAAAGTCTGGAACGCGAGTCTCGGGCAGTTCACGGGGACGCCGGTGCGGAACTTCGCGACCCACGGGGCCGATGCCTTGCGGGGGTTGGCGACGAGGCATCGGCCGCCGGAGGGGGAGACGCCGACGCGGCGCGTGCAGGCGAGTCCGTACGACCTGGGCCAGCAGGGCCAAAGCTGGATGGGGATCTTCGTGCTCGCGGCCTTGTGGGTTGATAGACTCGCGGGATGGATGTAGCGCGTCGATTCGAGGGGCGGCGGGTCTCGGTCTACAAGTGGCAGCGGGAACAGATTGCGGCAGGGCGGTGCCGGTGTTGCGGTCAGCCGCGCAGTTCACGGAGCGCGATTCGGTGTGATGCGTGTTGCGAGCAGCATCGGCTCGCGCAGCAGCGACGGCGGCAAACGCCAGCGGAGAAGCAGAAGCACGTCGCGCGGGAGTCGATTCGGCAAGGCCGGAAGCGGGGCCGCGTGCAGGCCCCTTCGACGTGTACCCGGTGTGGGCGGGCGTCGGCGATGCAAGCGCATCACGAGGACTACACGCAACGGCGCACGGTCTCCTGGCTCTGTCGAGCCTGTCATGGCCGTGAGCATAGACAGGGGTGACACATGGCGATGGTGAAGGATCGCGAGACGAAGGACAGCAAGAGCGCGGAGTCGGCGGCGGGGCTGGTCACGGCGGCCAATGAGCGGTTCGCGGCGATGGTGACGGCGAAAGGCGGGGTCTGCGCGGCGGCGGGCGGGGACGTGGCCGCGCCTCCGGCGCTGACGCGGCTGGCCTCGGCGGTCTGCCGGTTGGATCCGCGCGAGGCCCAGGACGCGGCGTGGGGACCGACGATTGACCAACTCGCGGAAGCCTGGGTGGCGGCGGGGCTGACGACCTGGGGACCCCCGCCGGAGGGGTACGTGTTCACGGGCGTGGTCCCGGGCGGGAGCGGCGTGCGGCTGCTCTGGAGCTACGACGTGTCGGCAGATGTGTGGCTGGGCCGGTTCGACATCTTCGGGCATCCCTAAGATCAATAGATAGGGATGCAGGTCCTGTTACTGCTGCCGTTCGCGCGCGCGCGGCTGCAAGAGGTCCGGGAGGCGCGAGAGTGGCGGGTGCCGTTGCCGGTGCCCGTCACCTTCGCGGACGCGGACGCGGGACCCCAGACCACGCCCGACCGGGGCTACCACACCTACCGCCCGAGCGGCCTGACGTGTACCTACGGTCCCCAGTGGTTCGAGGTCTGGACCGTCGATGGCGTCCGGCCCCCGCCCGATCCGCGCGACGACGACTGAGGGCCGTGCTATACTCGCCCCCGTTTCGGGCGGAAGCCCAAGGAGTCTGACCCATGCCTGCTCCCGCGATGTCGGTCGTCAAGATGAGTGGCCCCCCCACGGCGCCTGCGGCCTCGAAGGATTCGGGCGGGGAGACCGCCCCGCACGACATCGAGCGCATGGAAGTGGAGCGGACGGACAACGGCGGCTTTGTCGTGACCACCTTCCAGGCCCCGCCCGCCAAAGGCGGGGAGATCGGCGATGCGCTGGCCTTCACCCGGCCCAGCAAGCACTCGTTCAGTTCGATCGACGATCTGGTCGGGTACATGACGGAAGCCTTCAGCCCGACGCCGACCGACGCGCCGACCGAGCCGCCTGCGGAAGAGACCCCGGCAGGCGAAGCCCCCGGCCCCGACGAGGCCGAGGCGTAGCGCCATGCGGGGACGCCTGACGGCGGAACTGCCGACCGACGACGGCGCGCGGCTCCGGGTCCTGGGGAGCGAGATTCGAGACCTCGCCCACCTGGAGGCCCTGGTCGCGCAGACGACCCCGGCGATGCGGGCCGAGGTGCGAAAGCTGCTCGCGACGATTGTCCCCTTTGACGTGCCGCCCCCAGGAGACCCCGATGCCGCTTGAGAAGGGCACGTCCCGGAAAGTCATCTCCAAGAACATCAAGGAGATGGTCGCGACCGGCCATTCGGTGAAGTCCTCGGTCGCCGCCGCGCTCCACACCGCGCACCCGCTGGCGCGGCCCAACCCCCTCCACAAGGCGCGCGCCCTCAAGCAATAAGATGCCGACGATCCTGACGGTCCCCGAGGTCATCCGGGCGCTGCCCCGGCGGGACTGGGCGGTGTGTGCCGCGATGATGTTCGTCTGGACGACCGACCACCCCCTCCGGCTCGCCGTGTGTCTGGCGGGCGAGCGCGACTTCGTCCGGACGGCGAAGCGGTCGGGCGCCTACGAGGCGTATCAGTTCTTCGACGAGGACTACCGGGCCATCTTCCGGATGATCTGTGACACCGTCCGCGAGGACCTGCACGCGCTCGCCCCGGATGGGCCGATCCATGTCTGAGACCGCCCTCTCGGCCCGCGACACCCTGACGCTCGTCACGAGTGACGGCGCGGCGATCCAGGCGGGCGAGGACGGGAAGCGCCAGCAAGTCGCCAAGTTTCTCCAGGTGGCGCGCGAGCGGTTCCAGTTGGTGCAGGCCGCCGAAGGGACGATGCGGGCCAAGCAGCAGGAAGACCTCCAGTTCGTGGCGAGCGAGCAGTGGGCCGAGGATGTCAAGCGCGAGCGCATCATCGATCAACGCCCCTGCCTGACCATCAACCGCCTCCCGCAGTTCATTCGCCAAGTGGTCAACGCGACCCGGTCCAACCGGCCCGGCATCGAAGTCAATCCGATCGACAGCGGCGCCGACCCCAAGACGGCGGAAATTCTCATGGGGATCATCCGGCACATCGAGACGCAGTCCGATGCCCAGGTCGCCTACACGACCGCCGCCGAAGCCCAGGCCCGCATCGGACGCGGGTACCTGCTGGTCGATACCGAATACTCGGCGGAAGATTCCTTCGCGCAGGAAATCCGCATCAAGCGGGTCCGCAACCCGTTCTCGATCTACCTGGACCCGACGATTCAGGAACCGGACGGGTCGGATGCCCGCTTCGGCTTCATCATCGAGGACATCCCGAAGCACGAGTACCAACAGCGGTTCAAGGACGACGGCGACATGGCGAGCCTCGCCGAGTTCGTCGCGGGCGGGGAACGCGCGCAGGACTGGATGCCCGAAGGCAAGGTCCGGACGGCGGCCTACTGGCTGGCCGATGTCGTGGACCGGGAACTCCTGCTGGTCGAATGGCCGGACGGCCAACGCCAATCGGTGTTCGAGGACATCTACCGGAAGTGGCCCGCCGCCGACCAACTGGCGACCCGGGAACTCAAACGCCGCACGGTCCCGACCAAGCAGATCAAGTGCGCGCTCATCAATGCCGTCGCGATCCTCGAAGGCAACGACGATCGGACCGATGGCCGCGCGTGGCCCGGCAACCGCATCCCCATCATCCCGGTGATTGGCGAGGAACTGGACCTGAACGGGGAACTCGACTACCGGGGCATGGTCCGGGACGCCAAGGATCCGCAGCGGCTGTATAATTTCCAGAATACCGCGCTCGCGGAAACCCTCGCCCTGGCCCCGAAGGCCCCGTATGTGGGCTACGCCGGTCAGTTCGAGGGGTTCGAGGCCCAGTGGCGGCAAGCCAACCGCCGCTCGTTCCCGTACCTCCAAGTCAAGCCCGTCATGGTCAACGGCCAGTTGGCCCCGCTGCCCCAGCGCAACGTGGCCGAACCGGCGATCATGGCGATTACCCACGCCATCAGCCAAGCCGACAGCGACCTGAAGGCGACGATGGGCCTGTTCGAGCCATCGCTCGGCCAGCGCCAGGGGGAACAATCGGGCAAAGCCATCACCGCCTTGCAACAGCAGGGCGAGATGGCGAACAGCAACTTCCTCGACAATTTGTCGCGGGCCATTCGGGCGGTCGGCCGCATCATCGTGGACCTCATCCCCCACATCTATGATGAGCCGCGCGTCCTGCGGATCCTCGGCCTGGACGACAAGCCGAAGACCGTGATGGTTCACGCCGGGGCGCCGCCCCAGGACCTGGAGGGCCAAGTGCTCCCCGACGATGTGAAACACGTCTACGACCTGTCGGTCGGCCGGTACGACGTGGCGATCAGCACCGGCCCGTCGATGGCGAGCAAGCGCCAGGAAGCCCTGGAGGCGCTGACCCAAATCTGCACGAGCAACGACACCGCCTTCCAACTGCTCGGCGACCTGATGGTCGAGAACATGGATTGGCCCGGGGCGGCGACCGCCTCGGCCCGCCTGAAGAAGGCGCTGCCGCCGAACTTGCAGGACGAGGGCGACGACCCGCCCATCCCGCCGAAGGCCCAGGCCGAGATGGCGCAGATGAAACAGATGGGCCAGATGCAGGAACAGGCCCTTCAGGCCGCCACCCAGGCGCTCAAGGACATGCAACTGAAGGTCGATCAGCGGCACGCCGACGCGCAGGCCAAGATCGTCATCGCCCGCGAAGAGATCCAGTCGAAAGAACGGATCGAGGCGATGCGCCTGAACGTCGAGGTCCAGATCGCGCAGATCAAGCTCCAGACCGAGCAGGCCGCGCACCGGTTCGAGACCGACCACGCGCGGCTGACCCAGCACCTCGATCACGGCCACGAGGCCGCGCTCGCGCAGCACGACGCGCAGCAGGCCCGCGAGGCCGCGATCCGGGACGCGGCCCTTGCGCCCGCCCCCAATTCAGGGCAGACTCCCTAATCATTGATGCAGACCACCATGGCGGCTGAGATTCCTCCGGTCCAGAACCAGAACGAGGTCGTGCTCAGTTCCGTGAGCGAGACCGAAGCCGAACTGCGCGCCACGCTCGGCCTGCCGCCGGTGGACGCGCCGACCCCGCCCGATCCGGTGACCCCGGCGACCCCGGCGCCGGTCGCCGAGGAACCCAAAGAGAAGGCCCCGGTCGAACTCCGCATCAATCAATTGACGCGCGAGCGGTACGAAGAGAAGGCCCGCGCCGACCAACTCGAAGCCGAACTCGCCCGGATTCGCGCGATTCCCCAGGCCCCGCCAGCGGAGGGGACGCCGGGATCCGTCCCGGCCCCGGTCGAGGCGGTCCCGGCGGTCGAGGTCGCGCCCAAGCCGACCGAAGACGACTACCCGAGCTTTGCCGACTACATGGAGGCGCTGACCGACTGGAAGCTCGCGCAGAATACCGCCGCGACCGAACAGCGCGTGATCGCCCGGCTCCAGCAGGAACGGCAGCAGGCGGCGCAACAGCAGTGGGACGCCCAGCAACGCGCCGTCCAGGTCCAGGCCGAACAGGACTACCTGGGACGGCTCGCCCAGGCGCGCGAGGCGTACCCGGACTACAACGAGGTCCTGGCCTCGGCGACCCATCTGCCGGTCACCGCCGAAGTGCAACTGGTCATTCAGAACTCGCCGGTCGGGGTCGATCTTGGGTACCACTTGATGAAGCACCCAGCGGAACTCGACCGGATCACCCGGTTGCCACCCGCCGCGCAGTTTATCGAGATGGGGAAACTTGAGGCGTTGCACGAGCGCGGGTTGCTGACTCCGTCTGCCCCCCCGGCGACGAGTCGGCCCGGTGCGGACGTGCGACCCCCGGCCGGTGTTCCCGCCCCGCGCCCCGTGGCCTCGCGTGCTCCGGCGCCGCCCCCGCGCGTGAATCCGAGCGCGGTGACGCCGTCGAAAGACCCGGAACAAATGACCTACGCCGAGTATGCCGCCTGGAGGGCGGCAGGCGGGGGCCGGTAAGCGACATCGGGCGGATCGGCCTCCGGGCCGAACGGGGACCTCGCCGCGCGCCCCAGCCCCCAGAACGCGCGACGTACGTTGGACGACCCGGCGGATCGCCTCGTCCCCGATCCCGTGAGTGTCTCACGGTCAGACGCCTGCACGACGGGTTCATCACGTCCCGCCCCTACGTGATGCTCCGGCCGCTCCCTGCCGTCGCCTCGGCCAGCGACACCACCGGTTTTGCTGGGATGCGCCCCTGCGCGCGTCGGAGTCAGTCCAATGCCCAATGTGTTCCTTACGATCAGTATGATCACACGCGAAGCCTTGCGGGTCCTTGAAAACTCGCTCACCTTCACCAAGCAGATCACCCGGCAGTACAGCAGCGAATTTGGCATCTCGGGGGCCAAAATCGGCACGGTGCTGAATGTCCGCAAGCCGCCCCGCTACCAGGGCCGCCTCGGGCAGACGCTCATCCTGGAAGACATGGTGGAAACGAGCGTGCCCGTCACGCTCGATACGCAGTTCGGCGTGGACATCTCGCCGTCCTCGCAGGATATGGCGCTCTCGATCGATGACTTCTCCAAGCGATTCCTGACCCCCGCGATTGCGACCATCGCCAACAAACTCGACTACGACGGCTTGCAGTTGACCAAGCAGATTTACGCCTCGGTCGGCACCCCCGGGGTGACCCCCGCCGATCTGCTCACCTACCTCAAGGCCGGGGTCAAGCTCAAGGACGCCAGCGTCCCGCTCGACGGGCAGTTGACCGTGGTCATCACCCCCCTCATGGAAGCCACGCTCGTCGATGCCTTGAAGGGCTTGTTCCAGCAGTCCAACCTGATTGCCGAGCAGTACGCGAAGGGCATGATGGGGCGGGCCGCCGGGTTCAAGTTCTACATGGATCAGAACTGCGCGAGCCTGACGGCCGGTCCCGGCGGGCTGGCGGGCGCCAACCTGCTCGTCGATGGCCCGAACCAGACCGGCGGCACCCTGCTCGTCAAGGGCTTCACGGCGGCGGTCGGCCCCCGGCTGAACAAGGGCGACACGTTCACGATTGCCGGGGTCTTCGGCACCAACGTGCAGAACCATCAGAGCACGGGCGCCCTCCAGCAGTTCACGGTGCTCGCCAATGTCGCGAGCGACGTGGCAGGCAAGGCGGCGATGCCGATTTCGCCCGCGATCGTCGCGACCGGCGCGGGTCAGACCGTGACGGCGCTCGCCGCCGATAGCGCGATCATCACGGGCGGGAGCGGGGTCGCGGGCACGGTGTCCCCGACCGGCGTGGCCTTCCACCCGGATGCGTTCACCCTGGCGTGCGCCGACCTGCCCCTGCCGGAATCCGGCGTCGTGCAGGCCGCCCGCATGTCGGACAAACAGTTGGGGCTGTCCATCCGGATGATTCGGGCCTACGACATCAACACCGACCGCTTTCCTTGCAGATTGGACATCCTTTATGGGTGGGCCGTGCTGCGTCCCGAACTGGCCTGCCGTATCGCAGGCTAACGTCCTCGGGGACCTCTGGTCGCTCGATGCGGCCGGAGGTCCGTCGCGGACAAGGAGGGACCCATGCGACGACTCAGTA